AATAATGCCTGTTTTGCATATGGATAATGAGCACTGTTGATCAGTCCTATGTAAACAGTATCTGCTTCTGTCTTTTCAAGTAATTCTTCATAGTCTGTGTAAACTTCTTTGATCGCATACTGTTTTGCAAATTTTTCTGCCTTATCCCTGCTATGTGGTCTTGCAAAAATCGCTGTTCTCTCAATTGTTTCTACTGGTTCCATTGCAAACAATGCATCTTCAACAATCTTTCCGGTTCCAATAAGTGCAAGTTTCATAAACTTTCCTCCATTTCATATCTTATAATAATGTTTCTATATCTTTTTCATTTGAACAATATCTGCCTCTTCCTAAGATATCCTTTTATAGTAAATTCTTCTTATGGATGAATGAACATCGCATCCCCTATGCTTTTTTTTGCACTCAGGATATTACAAATGTAAAATATATCTTCCTTATATTAACACTCTTTTTGTGTTGACTCAACTTTTTTCGCCATGTTAATATCCAACGACTCAATAATGGCTGCAGCTTTCTTCTCTCCGATCCCTTTGATATTAAGAATTACTTTTTTGACTTCTTCAAGATCAATCCCAGGAACAGATTTCCGTCCATCATTATATCCGCTTTGATAAATACTTTCAACCCATGTTTCCATGTCATTGTGATCCATCTTTTTTATGCTCTTGTACTGCTTTCTCGTAAGCATTCCCTTCTTTGCCATATGTACCGTACCCTCCTAAACGTCTTCGGGCTTTCTGTTGTTTGCTCTTTCTGTGTCAAACCCTTCTGGATATCGTTTTTTAAGCTTATCAATGTTCATCTGCATGATTTCATCCAGCGACCAGCCGAATGATTCACAGATCATAGCTACATACCACATAACGTCGCCCAGTTCCTTTTTTGCGTGATCCTCGTCCAATTCCTTCTCGTGAAAAATCCATTTTTTAATCATATCAATGAATTCCCCAGATTCTCCAGACAATCCAAACAAGCCGTTGATAAGGCCTCCAAGATCAATGTCTGTTTCTGGCATAGCATCAGTCAATCCCTGTTCTAAATTGTCAGCCATATCTAACAATCTTTCTGTTCCTAAGCCGTCATTCGTTCGCATTGCTAAATTCTGATATTCATTCCCTGTCATTTTCTCGCTCCTTATCTGATTGTTTTCTTAACTGATTTCGGGCTGATCTTTACCTCTGCGTTATCCACAGAGGCAAAAATGTCTTTTACCATCTTCACGATGGTATGCTGTTTTAATCCGTATGAATGTAATTCTGTTACTACTTTTGTTAATTCTTCCATGATTCTTTTCTCCTTTGTATTTAAAATTTAATTTCAGTAAACGCAAGATACTCACATCTATTTCCCTTGGATTCAAGCCATTTGTAAGTTTCGTCTACAAGATGTTCAGGGTCAGAATCTTTCGATTTTCGTTTCAGCATTTCAATGTGATCCAGAGTAGAATTATAGTCAAAGTTTTGTCCAGTTACCAAAATCAAGACCTGTGTATGATTTCCGTCCATATCAATTTCGTTGAAGCTAAAAATTTCTGTTTTCATAAGATTCCTCCGATTTTATTTACTGATCTTTTCAAGGTGTTCGTCAATTTTCTTGACGTTCCAAAGTACTCTTTTACCGATCTTTACTCTAGCTCCGGCATCGTTTGCAATCTTTTCTGCTGTTGATCTTCCACAGTTTAACATTTCCCTTAACTGCTTGCTGTCAATCAATCTTTGTTCTACTTCTTTATTATCCATTTTTATTATTCTCCTTTCTAACTAAACGGAAGTTCTTCTTCCAATCCTTCTGGAACATTTATGAATCCGTCTGATCCGGCTGATTCTCCAGCCTGTCCTTCATGATTATAATTCTCTCTATTCTGTTCTGAAACCGCCTTGCTTTCAGCGAAATCCTGTTCCTCAACAACTATGTCTGTTGTGTAGACTTTTACACCTTCCTTGTTCGTGTAACTTCCTGTCTGGATTCTTCCAGAGATAACTACCTTTATGCCTCTCTGTAAGTATTTCTCTGTAAATTCAGCAGCCTTTCCAAATACGATACAGCGTATAAAGTCTGCAGTCGGTTCTCCATCTCTCTTGAATTTTCGATCGACTGCGAGTGTATATCTCGCAATCGTCGTTGGGTTATCTCCCTCGGTATATCTGACCTCCGGATCTCGTGTCAGCCTTCCCATCAATACAACTTTGTTCATAGATTTTTCTCCTTAGAATAAATTTTCTTTTCGATCATGGATCGGTACTGGGTACTCAATACCTGTAATCTCTTTAAATCTGCAATCGCTGGTGTACAAGAAATTTCCTCCGGCTGCATACATGTTATTAGATTCATAAACCGGTTTACATTTCACATACTCCCCATATCTCGTCTGCAATTTTTCAACTGTTACGCACTCTCTGATATCCGTCAGTATAAGAGGTGCTTTGTCATAGGCTATATATAATTCATCTGCCTTTGATGATATCCCCTTGTTCGTGCAATCATCAAACGGACTTTTAAACACATCTGCCATTAATCCATGTTGGATGTTATACATTTCTTTCATTTTTTCAATAATATCGCACTTGCCGATTTCCCCTGCATACACTGATCGAATATACATAAGTTCATTGTCATATTCCTGAATAAAATATGAATGCAGTCTTTTAACAGCCTGTAACTGTATATATTCATTTTTTTCGTTTAATGCGACCATTTTCTGATAGCGATTCTTTGTTATATCGCTTACAGTATGGTTTGAAAGAAAATCTAATAATAAAATTTCGCAAATTTGCTCGTCTATAACATTCCTTATGATATAACCTCCTCCATGATCTCCATATTTGTTTGATACGTTAAATTTTTTAGTTTCAATATCAACTTCAACCGCATAGCCGTATTTCTCAAATCTCATCGTAAATATCCTCCAATTCTAATTTTTCGATCTCTTCTACCGCCTTTTTTGCTGCATATCTTCCGTTAGATGTTAACTGCCTCTGCCAGCATCCATTTTTCGGCGACCAGCGAAACGATTTACTCTTCATCACGTCTCTTACTGCTGGTTTCGGTCTACCAGAAAAGAAAAACTGGATTCGCATAATCTCTTTATTTTCCTTGATATCCAGTCCAAATTTATCAAGTGAGATTTCACTGTCTCCCTGTTCCTTTTCTTTTTTTAGCCCTTCCAGACGTTTCTTAATGCTTCTGATGTTTGAATTATTATTTTGAAGCTCATACCGCATAAAAACTCTGTGCTGTTCTTTCTTTCGATCGTCAAGGGATTCTTCCAGTTTGATCGCTGTCTCTTCGCTAAACTCTGGACACCCTTTTAATGTCTTATGCTTACGATAATAGGCATTTACCGCTTTCATCATGTTCTGATTCTCAACGAGCTTGTCCAGCTTTTCTTGCAGCATTTCTACTGCATCTGCATCCTTCGACTTGATTACTTCATTGCCGTGTAAAATATCTTTCAGCTTGTCAATATATCCAAGGATTTGATTGTATTCTTTGAGGTTTCGATCTCTCGCCTCATTCTGCTTTTCTTTTTTCTTCACTGGGAAATTACCAGCTCCAGAGATCAATATTGACGGACACATCAGCTCAATTCTGAATCCCTTGTTATAATTATCTGCCAGCTTCTTTGCATATCTTCTAGCAATATTCTCCGCTTTTTCAGCTTGTTTTGGTCTCTGATCTTTGATCTTATCCACCAGATCATAAGCCTCGTCAACAGCCTTTTTGTATTCTTCTGTTTTGCTGCCCATCACATAATCTGAATGGCTCCACATTGCCTTAGCCTGTCTGGCTGCATCTTCGTTAATTTCGTAATATTCTCTAGTCATTTTCCTGATCCTCCTTAGATTTTTGAACCTTGATCGCATAATCTACAATCAACTGTAATTCTTCTTGTGTTGATCCAGCAAATTCATCCATGTCTAACACGTCTTTTGTTATTCCGACATCTAAAAGCTGGTTCTGAAAGTAGCTCATATCTCCGCTGTAATCATACATTTTCTTGCCTCCTAGTTAACTGCATAATATTTACTGTGCTAATCTAATTTCGCCTGTTTTGTAGTCGTAGTAGTAACATCTTTCTCCAAGAATTTCTTCTTCCTCTACGGTCAAGGAATTTGCTTCACGGATCATTTTATTGACCTCATCTGCACCTCCTGAAATTGTTCTTACCGGAACAGCCATCCATTCGCAAGTTGAGCTTGGTATGAGGTACAGGTCGCATCCACAGTGATCTGCGATCTCTTTTACCATCTCTGGGAACAAAATACTTGCTGCTCCATACATTCTGCGTTTTGTCGTAAGCACATACATTCCAAACATTTTAGAAATATCCACATCTTTTCTCGTATTTTCATAAGCAAATTTGTATAATTCCTCTTCTATGTACCCAGCTTTTTCAAGCATCTCGTTTGTTATAATTCCACTTGTCGTTGCCTCTTCATCTTCGTGTGCAATGATTCTGTACACGATAGAGAACTCATAGTATGCTCTGTGAGGCACGTATGATAGCATATTTTGATTTTTTTCTGTATTGATAAGAGTTAATATAGCTCTGCTCTTAAAATCGTTTAAATCGTCTATTACAACCTCTGGAACTTCTTTCAAGGTTAAGTCTAATCTCTTCTTGACTTCTCTGCTCATTTCTTCGTAGCTCATTCCTCTTCGTTTTGCATCATCCCAAAGCTCTTTTACGTCGATCGCTGGTCCTTCATGTGTATCCTTGTTTGATATTGCGATCATCTCCACAAAATCTCTGTTTACCTTTGCGACCTTCTCAAGGCTCACTTCATACCCTGGATGATTGCCGTCCATGTATTTCTTAACGTCCTCTGTCATTCTTGTTTTAAATTCACTGTATGTCATAATTCCTTTACTCCTTTTTTCTAAAATCCTAAATGTAATAGCAAGATAAATTCCATGCATCCCCAAGTTCGTAATACAAACCATAGTTCTTGAAGATTTGGTTAAATTCATCTAGTTTTCTGTAATCTCCTGTACCTTGCGGATAATTAATCAAAGCATATAGTGGACCTTCAAAACCCATACTAAGTACATGTTCCTCTGCTACATAGTCGAAATAATCATTGGGATCTTTATTCTCCACAACAATCAAATGACTCGGATCATTGTAATAATATTTTCCGGCTTCTTTGTCGTATGTTATAAAACACTTGCCGTTAAAATAAATTGCCACATCTTGCCACATTTCATGTTCAATCAAGAACTGTCTGACCTCTTCTGCCAGCTTTTCAATTTGTTCTTCGGTTAATTTAACTGTTGTCATATGTACCACCCTTTCGTTCACTGTGTGTTATGTTTCTTAGTCTCTGGAATGCATACAAGCTGCGATCATTAAGATCCCAAGGATCATGCATAACGTCCCTTGCAACAATGGCATCGTTTCTTGCTGTAAGCCTCCAACTGCTCCACAAGCAACGATTCCTCCAACAACTCCTGATACGTTTCTTAGTTTCATGTCTCATTCTCCTTTGTCTTTTTGTTTGTTATTGTTTGTTGTTATTTGTTATTATAATTGGAATACTCCAATGTGTCAAGTGTTTACTTGGATTTTTCCAATTTTATTAACAAAATTATCCACATATCCACACTAAGAAAGCCAGGTCATTTGACCATATATATTAATATATATTTATATATATTTATTATGTTTATGTTATGTATATATGCTCATGGGACAAAATCGCGGAAAGTCCACGGACAGTCCATCGGACAGCGTAATTTTTTACGAGTTTGACTATGTATATATAATATGAAGGAGTTCGATCGAAATTTGTACTGGGTCATTTTTGGGGCAAAATTTGAATTTTGGGAAAATCCATGAAATTTTAGGTTTTTCTTTTTGGGAAATTCTTCGGACTTTCCACGGAATGTCTCTGGAATGTCCACGGACAGTCCACGGACAAATAAACGGACAGTCCAAAGCAATAAAAAAATAGACCAAGGTTTTTCCTCGGTCTAAATCGGTATAAAGTATTTAAAATTTCTAAATTATATCAGTGATCTTTTGCATATTTCTTCATCAATTCCTTCGGTATTACCTTGTCAAGGTTTCCATCAAAACTCCGATGCCATGGTCCACCGGCTTTTTGTGATCTCTCTACTAGCTCCCATGGATCCAATAGTAGGCATGCATCTGTTACTCGATCAATCAACTCTCTATCTTTTTCTAAGAATGTTTCTTTTGCGGATTGTACGGCTCTAGGTACGATCTCATTTCTACCCCAGATGTTATATTTATAGTACACCTCTTTCACTGCTGGTCCATGTCTCAGTGCTTGAATATCATCCCAAAAAACACATTCATCAAATCTTCTTAAAAAATTCAATTGTACATAGTATAATATTTTTTGTAACTGCAAATTAGTTACTGGTCGTCCAAGGTTCGCACATCTTCCTACGATATAGCTTGCTACGTCTACTGCATTATACATAATCTTCTACCTCCCAAAACATCAAAAAAAGCTGCTACCACAAACAAGTAACAGCTTATAAAATTATATATTTATCAAATGGATCGGGCATTTTTCGTCCTCATTTATTGATGGACACACACAGCACGGATTGCATTCATCTTTGGAAAAGTAAAACGGACAGCCCTTGCATACACTGTTTTCCTCGTCATTATCAAAGAATAATGGCGGTGTGAAATTACGATCAAATTCTACGTCTAGCGTGATAGTTTTCCTGATCTTATCATTTCCATTGTCATATCCAATAAGATCTCCAGGCTGTGCATCCAACAGCTCACATAGCTTCGTCAGCGTTTTTATAGCGACCATTTCTCCCTCCCTGATCTGCTGCAATGCATTCTCTGATATGAGTTTCTCTTTCCTTATTCTGCTAGTGTTATATCCAGCTTCTTTCAGCCTCTGTATGATATCCGTCTTGTAAGTTAACATGTGTGTTTCTCCCTTCTTTTCTCCTAAAACCTCTAATACGCTTATTATTACTTAGTTTCAGCTGTTTGTAAAGCCTGATCTCCTAAGTATAATTCTCTCAACGCTTTATTCGTTGGGTAGTCCATGTCTAGCCACTTATCATACGCCGTAGGATCTCTTTTCTCCAGCTCGTCCATGATCCAACCGCGGACCATTGATAACTCAAAGCTAGCCGGCATATCTTCGGTCATGTCGAACTCTTTGATAAGTCTTTCTGTTGATAATCTACTTAGCATGTCTCTTGCTTTCTTTTCTGCGTTCTTAGTCACAGTTTTCTCTCTTTCTACCCTCGTGACCTCCGGGGTGGGCTTAACATTTATTATTTCATGTATACATTTTCGTATTTTACAAGATGATTTGCGAATGTCATTGCAACTCTTTTTTCTAATCTTTCCCACTCTGGGCAGTTATGAATTTCTGCGATTGCAGCTTCTTTTTCTTCATCGCTCATAAGGGCTGTATTCCTGATCGTTCTGATTAATTTATAAATATTATCTATTGTTTCGCTTTCTACGAATTTTACAAATTCTCCATTTTCTCTTTCTCGTTTGATCAATTCTTTTGTTTTTTCTTCGTTCCAATCGCATATATCTAAGTAATCTAGCCATACCTGTTTTTTTGCATTTTCTCTCGCTTTGTTTAATAATGTTTCAATTTTCATGATCTCTTACCTCCATAATGTTTATTGTTATTTATTAAGCATTTAAAAATGCTTCGTATTCTGGATCAGCTCTCTTGAATCCCCATTCATTGATGTATTCTTCTAAGTTCTCTGCTGGGATTTCTTGCATATCATGGATCGCTGCTGGGGAACATCCTTCGATGAATCTTACCATGCTTCCGTATGCTCCTTTTACATAGATATCTGAATCACTTCCTGTGTAAACCTGTCCTTTTTCAAATTTCATCATTTTATTCTTCCTCCTCGTTTACATCTTCATAAAATTTTTCATTGAACCAGTTGATCGCTTTATCCATATCTTCTTTACTTGCTCCTGTTTCAAACATAATGTTTGCTAATGCATTGTATACTTCACTTTTAATATCTTTATTCATAACCTTTTCTCCTTTATATTTACCAATATGTTTTATTTATCTTATAATTATATTATACACTATTTTACGCAAAATGCAATAGATTTTACATTGTTTTTTTATATTTTTACATTATTTTTCTGCAATAAAAAAAGACCAGAGGATTTCTCCCCTGGTTAATATTAAAATTTAAGGTATTTTGTGGCTGAATACCCTGTTACACTCTTGTACTTAACTTTCGTCCACGTGCTGCCTTTTTTTATTACTTTAACTTTAGATTTCTTCGGTACTCTTCCAAGCACTGCTGCTGTCGAAGATGCAGACTTTCTGATTGTCAACGGATCATGCTTAGTATTAACTTTTGCGTAGACTTTTTTCACAGCTTTCTTCTTAGCTTTCTTCTTAGCTTTTGTCGCTGTCAAAAATAGTTTTCTTTCTGCTTTTCTTCTTCTTGTCAATCCTCTGTAGACTTTCCCAGCAGCTTTGTTGTATTCTAAAATTTTAGCTGCAATCGTAGCTCTAGATCTAGTTCCATTAGCTGTAAGCCCATCAATGCTGCCAATATTATATGCAAAAGATACAAGGGCATCAATTTCGTTCTGATTCCAATTATACTTTTTATCATATTTCATGACTTTTTGCAGATATTTGCTATTCAGTGATCTTTCAAGCCAGTTATCCGCTGTCTTTTCAGAGATCACGAGTCCAGCTTTTATCGTTGCTCCTGTGATAGATTTATCTGCGTTAGTAATTCCATAGCCGATCGTCCAGACACCGACCTCATCTCGATAAGCTTTTTTATAAAGTCCTTCAAATTTTTTCACAAGCTTGATGCATTTATTTGTTACATGTGCCATACCGATCACTCTCCTTTTCTCTCTTCTTCTCTTTCTTCTAAAATTGAAGCATTTAATTTACCATCATCGAGTAGATCTTTAATGCCGTCAAACCACAGTTGCACAGCTTCTTTTAACATATTATCAGTCACAAAAATCTGTACTGGCTTCGGTAATAGCGATCTCGCCAGCTGAATTACATAATCAAATTTAGCTTGTCCTTGTCCAGATTCTTTGAATCGTTCCTCTGCTTCTACGAACAACTCATAGACATATAATCTAATGCCTTCCAATCCTTTCTTCTGTACATATTCAATCAGTTTCTTAATTAAAAAAACAGCAATCAAAATTGTGATCACTGCTAAAAATAGTACTTTATTCTGTTCAAATAATTCTTTCATCTTATCTCTCCTTCTTATATTCCAACTTGTTTGAGTACAAATCCGATCACTGCTCCAATTAACGCAGTCAGGACATACATAGAGATGCTTCTCCATTTCTCTCCGTCTCGGTTTTCTAGCTCTTCAAGCCGTTTGTTCTGTTCTGTTTGAATGTCTAACATGTGTTTCATGCTCGTTGCAAGATTCTGTACAGAAATTGTCAATTCATTTAATTGGCTTAACGTAGAATCTATGATATCTAATCTGCGATTCTGGCGTTTATTTTCTTGATCAACACGTCTTGCAAACTCTTCATGCTCGTGCCTTCTTAAGTATTCATCATCCAAATATGTCTCCTTCATCAGCTACACCGTTGCTGTTGTTGTTACTTTACTTGTTTCTAATTCGGAAGAAAATATGCAATAGAAGCAATTAACATCACTTTCGTTTGCTTCAAGTCCTACGCTGATCTTAACTTTTCCACCGGTCTGTACTGGGTTAGGAGACAGGCTTACAGACTTAATTTCAATGATTTCTGCTGCCATCATACCACCTTCACTTCTATATGCTCTATTAAGATTTCGTCTAATACTGCATATCTGATGTCAAGTGTATAGGTACCACGCTTTTGAGGAGAAATCAGTGCTTCTATATCATGTTCTTTAATATTACAAACTCCAGTGCTTTCTTCAGCTTTGTCTTTCATGTATATTAGCGAATACTCCGCACTTTCAATTGTAAATTTCTCATTTTTAATAGAATGTATAGCAATTACTGCTGTTCTGGATTCTCCCGGGTGCATTATGATCACTTTCTTTTTTTGCATGTTCTCCTCCTCTTTTTTTCTTCTTATTTCTCGTTGTGCAAGGTTGCATACAAATCAAAAGGCTTCAGTGAAACTCTTAATGCTTTAAGATCTACTGTAAGTATGTATGTAGAATAGCTACTTACATTCCCTGCCTCATCATATGCAGTTAATCCGATTACATACCTGCCGTTTAATGTGGCTGGTATAACGGACTCCCATAAATCTAAAGAGTCAGCGGATCTAGTTAAGATCACTGACTCTCCGTTTACATTCCCCTCTAGTCGAACTACCATAACAACTAACCTAGTCCGTTACTTCAACGGATATGATAAATGTTTTGCCAGCATCGACTGGGTTCGGTGTCAATGTAACACTCTTGATCACAGGTGCGGTTGTATCTAACGTAACGGTACGTGTTATTGTCGTTGTCTTACCAGCACCATCGGTTACAACAACGGTAATTGTGTTTGTACCTACTGCAAGAGTAAGGACCTTGCTGAAACTTCCATCGCTTCCAACTGTGACTGCTTCTGCTGCTAAAGAATTAAGTTTAACTGTTACCGTGACAGGACTGCTTGTTGCATCGTTGGTTTTACCTTTTACTGTGCAAGCAGTTTGATTTGTAATAAGTTTATCCGTTGGGCTGGACAATGTTAATACAGGTGGAACTGTATCTACATTAAACGATGTTGAGCTTGTAGCTGCTGCGTTTCCGTCATAATCGCTTGCATCCAATTTGATTGTATGGCTTCCATCGGACAACGCTGTCGTTGGTGTATATGTACACTGGTATCCGCCTGTGATCGCAGTCTTAGTTATTGCATCGCCTGTTACCTTAGTACCACTGTCTAGCGTGATACCGATTGTTGATGGATTAACACCAGAATCGGTATCGGTTACCTTCCAAGTAATTACAGGCTTGTTGTTTGCCGAATATGATCCGGACGTTGGAGACACGATTGCAATAACTGGAGCGACCTTCTCTTTTACCTTTAATTGCAGTGATGATCCTAACGTACTGTCGGTTGCATCTTTTGTGATTGTGTTTCCTGCCTCATCGGTTGCCTTAACCGTTACTCCGTAATAATGTCCACTCTGATTGTATGAACTCTTCGACGGAGCTGTTACCGTAGCTTCATATTTGCCGGTTGAACTATTAAAAGTCAGTGTATATGTTTGACCGTTAATAGTCGCTTGTACTGTTTTTATAGCCATATCTTTTTCTCCTTTTTCTCTGTTTTTACTCAACAACACAACTAAATTCTGACTTAAATAACAGAATAGAATTTACAATTACTAGCATAGATTCAAAATATGCATTCACCGGAAACAG